CTTTTGGTGACAGGGCTTTTACTGCTGAAAGTTTAGGAGTTAAAGATTCGGCTACTATTAGAACCTTCTATAATCCTAACATCTACGCAAAGCTTAAAACTATACACGTAATTGTAATTAAAAATGCAGATGAAACAGCTATCGTAGATGGGAAACTGTACAAGAACAATCCTAACTGTTATGAGTTATGGGGTGGAGTAGATAACGTATTAGAGGAAAATAAATATATGGAGTTTATGGTAAGGAGGTATGAAGGAATATGATAAAAGATTTAGTTCAAACAACTCTTGATACCGTTCTTTATCCTAAAAATATATTGGCACATGACCAAAGAAAGTCGGGCCCAGATACAGATCAATATGTAGTTTATTCTTCTAATGGTGACAGTAGAGAAGATTTTGCAGATGATGAGGTTATAACTAAAAATGCAAGCATTACAGTTAGATATTATTATAGAGCTGAAATGCTTGATAATTATGACAATAGAAAAAAGATAAGAGAAATTGAAGATCTAATCGAAACATCTTTGGAAAGTGCTGGTTTAATAATTCCTTTTGGGCGCTTTGATGCAGGCGACGTTGACGATATAGGATATTTTGTAACTGTCTTTGAGTGTGAATATTGGAGAGTGGCTTAATGAGTATAAAAATAGATATAGACAAACTCGAAGATGCAATTGCAGATTTATTGACTGAATATGGAGATGTGGTTTATCAAGCTACGGAAGAAGGATTAAATGTAGCTGAAAAAGTATTGATTAATAACTTAAAATCTTCAAGTCCTAAAGGCATTACAAGAATATATGGAAAGAGCTGGAAAAGCAAGGGAAAGAAATACAAGCTCAAAAGATATGTTGGAAATACCAAAATGGTTAAAGGGAAAAAGGGTGAGATTCCTTTATCAAATATATTAGAATACAGCTCAAAATCACCTCATCAAGGGCGTATTAAAAAGACTTATGAATCAAGTATTTCAGAAATGGCTAAAGCAGTAGTAGATGAAATTAAGAAGGAGGTTTAAAAAATGAGTGGTAACAAAATAAAATATGGATTAAAGAATACTCATTATGCAGTTATGAATGAAGTAAACGGAGTAATTAGCTATGGTACGCCTAAGCACATACCAGGAGCGGTGAATTTAGTTCAAAATGCATCAGGCGATCCTGTAATATTTCATGCGGATGACGTGGAATATTTCGAAGAGAATACAAATAATGGTTATGAGGGTACGTTAGAAATGGCGTTAATTCCCGATGAGTTTAGAGTTGAAGTATTAGGAGACGAAATAGACTCAAACGGAGCATTGATTGAAAATGCAAATGCGAAGACCAAGAAAATAGCATTAATGTATGAATTTGATGGAGACAAAAACAAGACCAGGCATGTAAATTATAATGTTAATGTATCAAGACCTAATTTAGAAGGTGCGACAAAAACAAATACAAAAGAACCAAAAACAGAAACAATGAAAATTACAGTTAGACCTGCTTTAGATACTGGAGATGTCAAGGCTAAGCTATCACAAGATAAAGCTGGATATGATTCTTTCTTTAGCGCAGTTTATATTAAAAATGCACCAGTTAATACAGTAGCTAAATCTACAGCTACTTTCAGCAAAGCCGCTCCTGAGGATTTATCAATTGATGCAACTTCTACTGATCTAACAAATAAAGTCAAAAACGTTACGATCAATGGAGCCAATGTAGCTGGGGTTAATCTAACCGTAAGCGGTGTTGATGTTACTATTAGCCAATCATTTGTTGCAGGTTTAGATAATGGTACATATACAGTGGTAGTTGAATTCGACAGAGGAAACGCAGTAACTATCATATTGACGGTAGGTGCATAATAATGGAAAAAATATTAAATATAGATGGTCGCCAGGTGAAATTTAAAAGCACTGGCGCCTTTTTGCTTAGATACAAGGCGCAACATGGCAGAGATGCATTAAAAGACATTTACAAACTAGATGAAGCTCTGGAAGATGGAATCAACGATGAAACTGGTGAAAAAGAAAAAGTAATAAAAGATATAGATGCATTAAATTTAGAGATTTTTTATGACATAGTTTGGACTTTGGCTAAAACAGCAGATCCATCTATACCTCCACCGATGGAGTGGCTTGATACATTTTCAGAATTTCCTTTAATTGAAATTTTACCAGAACTATTGGATTTAATATTTAGCTGTATCAGCTCAACTGTTAAATCTAAAAAAAAAATATAGAAGATAATAAAAATAAAGTTGATGATGAACTCGAATTAACAACAGAAATATTAATGCTAAGAGCAATTGAAAGAGGTCTTACTTTAAACGACTTTGAAAATTTAACAGTCGGCATGATATTAGGGTTTATCACAACTTTTAATAATGACCACTTAGATGATGAAGAAGATGAAGAGAAGGAAGATAAGGTGATAATGGCCTCACAAGAGCATTTCGATAGGTGGTGAGAAGATGGCAAATAAAATTGCGGGTTTGACAATAGAAATTGGTGGAGAAACCACCGGATTGACGAAAGCACTAACTGGAGTTAATAAACAGTCTAGAGATTTACAATCAGAACTTAGAGAAGTTGATAAACTCTTAAAACTAGATCCTAAAAATTCTGAACTTATAGCACAAAAGCAAAAGATATTAGCTGAGTCTATATCCAATACCAAAGATAAATTAGACACATTAAAAGAAGCAGAGAAACAAGCACAAGCACAATTTGAAAAAGGTGACATAGGCGAAGAGCAATATCGAGCAATTCAAAGGGAAGTAATAAAGACTGAAGAAGAACTAAAGAAGCTCGAAAAAACGGCTAAGGAATTTGGGGGATCATTAACTCAAAGTTTTAAAAATGCTGGTAAAGATATGCAAGAATTTGGTGGCAAAGTAAAGGGTGCGGGAGAAGCTTTTGCCCCTGTATCTGCTGGCGCTGGTGCATTGTTGGCTGGAATAGTTGCAAACACTGAAGCCACAAAAGAATATAGAGAAGAAATGGGTAAGCTTGAAACAGCTTTTACGACAAATGGTCATAGCGCAGAAGCTGCTGAGCAAGTATACAGTGATTTTTATGCACTCTTAGGCGAAACGGATAGATCTGTAGAAGCAGTAAATCATCTTGCAAAACTAACAACTACTCAAGAAGAGTTAGCGGATTGGACTACTATTGCAACAGGAGTGTATGCAACGTTTGGCGATAGTTTACCTATAGAAGGATTGACAGAGGCTGCAAACGAAACTGCAAAGGTGGGACAAGTTACTGGACCTTTAGCTGACGCACTTAACTGGGCAGGAATATCAGAAGATGCTTTCAATGAATCGTTAAAAAAATGTAATTCAGAACAAGAACGTTCAACTCTTATTACGGATACACTTAATGGATTATATGGAGAAGCAGCTGAGAAGTACAGGGAAGTAAATGGAGATATTTTGGCAGCTAATGAAACTCAAGATAAATTTAATTCAACGATGGCAGAGTTAGGAGCAGTAACACAGCCCATTGTTACTGAGGTTATGAGTGGATTGGTTGATATACTCAGCAAAGTAGCCGAATGGGTTTCAAGCCTTGACCAAGGTACAGTAAAGATGATTTTAACATTGATTGCTGTAGTAGCTGGGATTGCTCCACTACTTATTATAATAGGACAAGTAATAACTGCAGTAGGTACAATTACAGCGGCTTTACCAGTGTTGGGAACGGCTTTTGCATTTCTGGCCGGTCCTATTGGAATAGTTATTGCTATAATAGCGGCGGTAATAGCTATTGGAGTGTTATTATATAAAAATTGGGATACGGTAAAAGAAAAAGCAAGTCAGCTAGGAAAAGCAGTAAGTACAACGTTTAGTAATATAAAAAATTCAATAAGCGAAAAAATCAATGCTGCTAAAGACACAGTAAAAGGTGCTATTGATAAAATAAAAGGATTCTTTAATTTTAAATGGAGTCTACCAAAATTAAAGTTACCTCATTTTAGCATATCAGGAAAGTTTAATTTAAATCCTCCTCAAATACCTAGATTTTCAGTAGATTGGTATAAAGACGGTGGGATTTTAACTCGACCAACAATATTCGGAGCTTTAGGAAACAAATTATTAGCAGGTGGTGAAAGTGGAACTGGAGGAGAAGCTATTTTACCACTCAACAGATTAATACCGATAATGGCAGAAGCAATGAAGTCGTTGGGTATGGGTTCTGGTAATGACGAGATGGTTTATTTATTAAGAAAAATAGCTGAAAAAGATACAAATTTATATTTAGATGGAAAAGAGCTTACAAATGGAATGATGGATCATATTGATGATGGGTTGAATAAAAGAGTCTACGATAGCAGCTGGGCGACAGGAGGGATATAATGATACCTTATTTTATTTTTAAGGATTGCATATCACATGAATTTAAAATATTGGTGAATAGATTACCTCCTGTGCAAGTATCTCAAGAAGAGGGGGAGTTTATAAAAGTTCCTGGTCGAAGTGGGTATTTATATCAATTTCACGATAGTTTTAAAGAGACTTCTAAAGATATCATAATAACAGCTATGAATCTTGAAAAAATTGAAGATATAAAACAATGGCTTACAGGTGAAGGGAAATTAGTATTATCATCAGAGCCTGATGTTTTTTATTTTGCAAGAGTAACAAATCAAGTGGATTATAGCAGATTAAGGATAGATAGATATAAACAAGCGACTATTACATTTATATGTCAACCTCATGGATATCTGAGGGATAGTCCAGAACGCATTGTATTAGATAGTCGTGGCACGATTTATAATCCAGGTACTTATAAAAGTAAGCCAATAATAGAAGTTTTTGCTACTGGAAATGTAACATTAACAATCAATAGCAAAAACATCATCTTAACGGATATAAATGATCATGTGACATTGAATAGTGAAATAGAAGAGGCTTATAGAGATTTACTAAGCATGAATAATCGTATGCAAGGAGAATTTCCTATATTTGATGTTGGAGCTAATCAAATATCATGGGTGGGGAATGTGACAAAACTAGAGATTACTCCTAATTGGAGGAATAGGTAATGATTCGACTATTTGAGAGCGATACTATACATTTTACCAATAATGGATTACATGTGCTGAACAATATAAAAAATGCAAATAGCGATGAGGTTTTAAATAATCT